TAAAGAGCTTAACGGAATGGATGAAGAAGTAATTGCAAAAGCGGGATCTTCCGCAAAAGCATTTAACGTACTTCTACAACGAGGCCTTGTAAAGCTTGGAAATGAAGAAGTTACTAAAGAGTCTATAGACAGTCTGTTATCGGGAGACCGAGACGCAATCTTGATTGGTATTAGACGTGCAACGTTTGGAGAAACACTTTCTCTTAACATTCAATGCCCTACCTGTAACCAACATCAAACTTCAGATATTGACCTTGTAGCAGATGTACCAACACAAACATTAGATGATCCAATTGGGGATAGAACTTTTAAAGTACTAACCAAAAGTGGGGCTGTTTCTGTAGTACTACCTAACGGCGTAGTTCAGAAGAAGCTGGTTGACAACACAGATAAGACTGTGGCGGAAATCAATACTATCTTGTTAGCTGGATGTATTACAGGAATTGACGATCGACCATCCTCTGGAGCAAGCACAGCGCTTAGCTTGGGTATGGCCGATAGAACAAAGATTCTTGAAGAAATTATTAAGCGTAACCCAGGCCCACGCCTTGGGGAGGTGAAGAAAGCTTGTCAGGCATGCGGAGAAGATATTAATCTACCGCTTAGTTTGACAGATTTGTTTCGACTATAGCGCAACAGATTACGACGAGCTTCTTAATGAGTACGAGTTACTTACTAGGACGTTCACAGGATGGACATTAACGGAGATTAGAAAACTATCAGTTAGAGAACGATCTAACTGGATTTCAAGGTCTCAACGACACTCAGGAAGAAGGTAACCAGTGGCAGATCCAAAAAATGTCATTGTTGATATAAAGAACGGCCTTTCTGACGTCCGTCAACAAATGAACCTTCTTAAGCAAGACACTGCGGGATGGGTCAGCAGCTTAAGCTCTGGCGTATCTCGCATGTCTAGCGGCGGAGGAGGCGGCGGCGGAGGTGGTGTCAGTAGCACCCTTGTCGCTGCAAATCCTAAATTTACTCCGCCTGCAACTCAGGGCGGTGGCGGCGGAAACGCCATGGTGCCGTACCAACCTATGGGTGGAAATATTGTTGCTAACACCCCTCCAATTAACCCAAGCGTTGCAAGTAACGGCGTGGGTGGCGGTGGTTATACAGGTAACACCAACTTAACTCGTTACATCGGAGAAAACCCCGCAGCCGGTGCACTGTACGCAGCTTCCCTCACAAGCGGCATGCTCGATCAGCCTGGAGAAAGCGTTGAAAGCCAGTTACTAACGGCTCGTGCTTCTTACTTTAATAACTTTAAAAATATAGGCTCTGCTCAAGCCTACAACAACATGAAAGGCACAATTGGTGACCTTTCTGATAAAGCAACAATCACCAACAAATTAGATGTGCAGCGCGGTTTAGCAGCAGCGCAAAGTATGGGTATTTCTGGCCCTAACATCATTGGCGGAGCTAACAGCGTAGCTGCGGGAGTTGCCACAGCCTCTAACCTTATTCCAGGCCAAGGCTTTGAAGGAACAATGCGTGCTTTTGGCTCAATGCAACAAGGTCGAAATGTAAACATGCTCCGCGGTATCGGTATTCAAATCCGTGATCAAGACGGAAATATGAAACCGCCTGATCAAATTATTCAAGATTTATGGCTAAAGATTTGTCGAGATTACTCGGCTAACTACGGCGCTGGTAAAAAGCCAAGCAAGCGAGAAATGCAGATTGGTTTGCAGCCTGGAAACTCTATGGATTCCATGCTTGATCTGTATTTTGGAAATGATCCAATGGCAAAACAAATGATTGCCAACGGTCTTTTGTTTAAAGCCGAAACTGGCGGAGAAGCTATTTCTAAAGAAAAGTTACAAGAGTTGGGTGCTACAACAGAGGCAGCATTAGCCTCAAGCAACCGTGCATCTAAAGCCACTAAGCAAACAATGGCTACACAAGACGCCGGTGCAAAAGGCTACACAGAAGCAGCCGATTTACTTGCTGCTACAAGCGACATGATTACTAAAAAGATGCTTGGACCATTAAAAACTATTACACAAGCTAACGCTTATATTATGACTCTTTTAGGTGGCGCAAACGATACTGGAAGTAAAGCGCTAACCGCGTTTTTAGGTTTGGGCAAAGGTCCACTAGCTGCAGCTGGAATTTTAGCTACGGCCGGTGCTGCTGCTGGCGTAGTGGGGTTAACAGGTCTTTACAATGGTGAAGACGGAGAAGGTCCTTTTGGCGCGGCTGGTGGCACACTCCCGTTTACTGATGGTAAAAAAGCTGCAAAAACAGCTACAGATACCGTCTACGATCCAAAAGGTATGGGTGGCCTAAGTTATGGCGGTAAAAGCAACGACATAACTATAAGTAACTCTAGCGAAGCTAAAGGACAAGTAGCTTTTGCAAGAGCTCTTTTATACGAACTTAAAATTCCTGAAACCCCTGGTGCTATTGAAGCTTTAGTTAATTGGCAAAAACAAGAAGGCGGTCACTGGAGAAATAGCGCTGCGCATAATCCTCTTAATACTATTTATGAAGAAGGAGCGGTAGCAACAGTTGCTGGAACTCCGGGAGTTAAAGCCTATGGAGATTGGGAAGCTGGAGTAAGCGCAACTGCAAAGACCCTAACTGGTAAAAGCAGTAAAGAACGCGGGTACGACAACATTATTTCTGCACTGAAAAGCGGAGACCCTCAGACTATTTCTGCAGCAATTTTAGCATCGGACTTTGTTGGTAAAGGCGTTACCAACAAAGCCTATGAAGGATTTGCTGGAGCAAAAGGCACGGCTGATTCAGGTAAAGTTTATAATTATGGCGGAGTAACACTAAACGTAAACGCTGCTGGTAAAAACGCTCAACAACTTTTTGATGAATTTAAACGCTTACTAGAAAATGAAGAACTATTAAAGGGGGCGGCTAATAAATGAGAATTGTTGCATCAATGATTGATGGAGGGTACGCATCCGCCATTTCTGCTACCAATACAGATAGCTCAAGCTCGATTGGTATTGAACGTTTAGAACAAAATACTGCAGTAACTACTATTGACATCAACGACACAACTGATGTTGTACAGCTCGTTAACACGACTACCTTGGCAGGAATTTTAAAAGCTTCAGCGGTTAAGCCAAGCTCAACTGACACACAGGGCGAGCCGTTTACAGGAAGAATCGTACCTAAAGACTATGAGTTTAATCTGCCACCACACCGTTGGAGTCTGCCCCTTAGGCCCGGAACGGTTGACCAAGAATTAGTTGGAAAAACATTTGCAAAAGACTTCCACGGACTCCGCCGTGGTCGTATTTGGTATTTTGCTGGCGCTGGAGATGTGAGCACCGTAGATGATAAAAGCGGAGACGCAAAACGAAGCGGTGGAGATGGGTCGGGTAATGGACCTAAACGTGTACAAATTAACCACAATTACGGGTTTCAGTTTCTTTGGAACCCTGAAAGTATTAATACAAACGTACAACGTAACATGGATATTACTCCTTCTAATGCTGATACTTTGCGTGTTGTTTCTGGTGTTTTTCCTGGACAAGAGTCTGTTTCCTTAAGCGTTGTACTAGACAGAACAAATGACTTTGCGTACGCAAAAGCTTCTGGCTATGCAGACCCAAACTACTACTTAGAAGGCTATCCGGGAGCAAAATACAACTTTAATGAGCAAATAGATACCCTATTAAAACAAGGAACTATGGCTGATCTAGAGTACTTGTTTAAGGCTATTAACGGGGCAGGTACTGCAACGGGTGCTTGGACAACGCTTTTGGAAAAGAAGACTTCAAATGTTGGATATTTATCACCAACTTTGTTAGCTTTTTCTTTAGGACCAGACGCCCAAAACAATCTTTCCTACGTTGGATGGATCTCAAACATATCAATTAGCCATTCAGCGTTTACGGAAACAATGATCCCACTTCGTACAACCGTTTCATTCTCAATCGAGTGCTTCTCAGGCTCGGGAATTTCATCAGGTGCATAATGGCTATTTATAAAGGTTCTCGTTACGAATATTCAACTGTTGATTATTTTTCTACTAGTTTAGAAAAAGATGATAACGTTGTTGTTTTCTATGAATTTTCACAGCCAGGTCTTGTTGAGTATTGGGAACATACCTATGTTCAAGGTGAACGCCTTGATCAGATTGCATATAAATATTATAAAAGACCAGGGTATTGGTGGATCATTCCTGAGTACAACCCTTCAATTACAAATTTGACTGAGATTACCCCTGGAACAATATTAAGAATCCCAAATGTTTAATCATATTCAAGTAGAATTTCCAGGTACAGCTTTAGGGCCTAAATACACTTACTCTGCCACAATTAAACAAGCACGTTTTGAACACGAAATTGCTGTAATTCAATTTAGAGATTGGGGAGTAGAGTACGACGTTGTACAGCCAAAAACCCCAGTAAGATTGATTATTACGGGAACAAAAACAAGAAGAAATTTTTATGGGTACGTGCATCATGTAAGAACTGATCAGACTCCGGGTAAAAACTTTACGGAAATCGTGGTTATCGGCGCCTCGTATCTTATGGGAAATCCTTCTCAGACCGTTTACAAAGAAACTACAGCTGATCGTGTAATTAAGGCTATTGCAACAAAACATTCTTTTGTGTGCAACCCTTTCCCGCACCCACGTGTTTATCCCCAGATCTCTCAAACCGGCCATACTGACTGGGAATTGATGGTTCGTTTAGCTAAACAATCCGGGTATACATTGAGAGCAGAAAACACTGAGCTTTATTTTCAACCCATTTTAGAAGACTTTACCAATCTTCGACAAAATGCTCCTAAATTCATTATGCGAGGGGTAACTGACCCCGAAGGATCAACTATTTATTCTTTTAAACCTCTAATTGGAGAGAGCTTAGATTTTAAAGATGCTAAAAAAGCTGCAGTAGCAATTAGTGGGGTTGATAAAACTTCAAATTCAAGAATTGCGGTGACAAAACAGATTAAAAATAGAAAAACAAGACGTAAACAGCAATCTGAATTTTTTAATCATTTTGATACTTCAGTTGTAGCTAACAACATAGAGACAGCTGGGTATGAGGCCGAAGCTGCGGAAAATAAAAACACTTTTCCTTACAGAGCACGTGTTGAGGTACTAGGTGACCCGGATATACGTCCGGACCTTCCGGTTTTCTTAGATGGACTCGGTACAACCTATTCAGGGTACTGGGTAGTTCTTGAGGCTGAGCATAGAATTATTGAAGAACAGCTCAATCAACAACTTTATACAACAGTTATGACTGTTGGCATAGACTCCTTAGGTACTGCAGAAGCGTGGGCTGACAATAAACGAGTTACTTCTCCAGATTACCTTCAAAAACGAACAATTATTCCAAATGTAAAACAAACAAAAGTTGTTCCAAAAACCGCACTGAGTGCTCCTTCTAAGTTTCCCACCCCTCAAACTAAAGGTACTTTTGGCGGATCCTCCAACCGCAAACAAATACCTGCCGCTAAACGCAATCAAGCCGAACCTGTTTGGAAGAGCACTACCCGCACACTAAACAACATAATTCCCAAAACACGTAAATCCCCTATAATTACCAAGCGCGTACTGAAGAAGGGGGCATAATAATGACTTTTGATAAACGATTTTATGGAATTTATTTGGGCATATGCGTAAACAATGAAGACCCAGAAGACAACCAGCGGATTCAACTAATGGTTCCTCAAGTATTAGGTCAAGAAATAACTGAATGGGCAGACCCTTGTATGCCTGTGATGTTTAACGCCAATCATCCCGACCATAAAAAGCATTTAGCTTCTGAGGTAGCAGCTTTGCTCCAAGCCCACGCTAACCACACTGATACCCTAAGTACAGCCAGCGGAGGTTCTCCTGCCCATACGCACAGCATTACCCTTAACTTGGCCCATACAAACAACCACACAGGTAAAACCCCAGATTCTACATTTCAATTAGATCATGAGCATGAGACCGCCGTAAACAAACCTAATAAATGGAACGAGTCTTCGGGTGACGCTTTTAATGATTCTACAGACACAAAAGAGCATACGTCTCACCGCGGGGTTCCAAATTTAGATCAAAAAGTATGGGTAATGTTTATAGCAGGAGACCCTAACTTTCCAGTATGGATGGGAGTCCTACCATGACCGAAAGAGCAATCTCTTTACCGTTCTCATTTGATTCATCGGGTTCGGTGTCTTATACCTCAGATGAGAAAAAGATTTGGCAAGACCGAGTAGTTCTAGTCGTCATGACTAGATTAAATGAGCGCGTTATGCGCCCTACCTACGGCACCGAGGCCGGTAATTCAGTGTTTGAGTCAGAAAATACTGCTGAATCTATTATCCAGCAGGCAGTAGCCGCAGGCTTTTCTCAATGGTTAAAGCCGCTAACCCTTACTAAGGTCACTGTAGAGGTAGACCCCGCAGACGGATACCTGTTTGCTACCGTACAATACAAGTACGAAAAAGAAAAAAATGAACAAAGCGTTAAAATTAAAACGGCTATCCTTAGCCGATCAGGAGACGTTATCTTGGAGGTAAACCGCTAATGGCAAGCAATTTCATCCCACAGGTGGACTACACCTCTAGAGACTACACCTCCCTTCGCGCCGACCTTGTAGACCTGATCCCGTATTACGCCCCGTTGTGGACTAACCGCGATCCAGCAGACTTTGGCATGACTATCCTTGAGACGTTTGCGTACATGGGTGACATTCTTAACTACTACATTGATAAGTCAGCTAACGAGTCCTTTATATCTACAGCAAGTCAACGTGAAAACGTTCTTCAATTAGCTAAACTTTTAGGCTATAAGCCAACAGAGCCAACAGCTGCAACTTGCACAGTAACATTTAGTAACACCTCAGCTGTTAATATCACTGTCCCTAGACTTACTAGAGTTGCCACCTCCGCGGTTTCAAACGCGTCTACAACTCAAATTGTATTTGAAACAGACGCAGAAGTGATTGTTCCTGCTGGATCTACAACAACTACGGTGACTGTAACACAAGGTACAACTGTGACTAATGAGGCAATCGGTGAATCTAATGGAACTGTAAATCAAACTTTTGAGTTAAACGAGTCTTCTGTAATTAATGGAAGTATCTCAATTTCTGTAAACGGAACTAATTACACTGAAGTGCCGTACCTTATTGACTACAACGGGTACGATCCTGTATTTTCCACATACACAGATGGTGATGGCGTTACATCTGTTATTTTTGGTGATGGGATTAGTGGCCGAGTTCCACCTAATACAGCACAGATTACCGCTACTTACAGAATAGGTGGAGGGGCTGCAGGAAATGTTGCCGCTAACACTATTAAGTTTATTACTAACTTTTCAGCTGCAGGTCTAACGGTACTTAACAAATACATATCTACAGCCATACCTGGCGCAGCCACTGGCGGAGCAGATCAAGAAAGCACAGACTCAATTCGTCTATCAGCCCCTTCAAGTGTTAAAACTTTAAACCGTGCTGTGTCACTATCTGATTACGCCTCTCTTGTAGTCCAAGTTTCTGGAGTGGCTAAGGCAACATCTATTGCAGATGTTTACACAAGTGTTACTGTGTATTTTGCTCCTTACGGAGACAAGGGTGTGCAAATAGACGGGGTCACACCGTCTACAACTTTTAATAATTTAAAAACAGCTGTTTCCGCGTACATGACAGATAAAATCCCAGCTAACACAACTGTCACATTTCAACCACCATCTTACGTAACAGTTTTGATTGATGCATCAATAACAGTGCTTCCGCAATACAAGCAATCACTTGTAGAGACAGACGTGTACGCTATCTTGTCTGAGCTACTAGCTTTTGAAAACGTTGCGTTTGGTGACAGAATTACCTTACAAGACGTTATGACCACAATTGCAGCTGTAGAAGGTGTGGGAAGAGTATCTATCACTAAACTGGTTAGAGAAGACAGAGATAAAACCTATAACATAACAAACAAGGTACTGACTTCAAATGTAGCAACTCTTACTACAAGCGCAACACACGCGTTAACAGTGGGAACAACAGTTAAAGTTAAAGATGTTGACGCGACTTTTAACGGCACGTATGTTGTAACAGCGGTTACAAGCAACACGTTTTCTTACGCGTGTATTGCTACAAACGTTACAACAACAGTAGTATCTGTCACAGAAGGCGTAACAGCTTTAACTGTTGAAGACGTTGTGTGCGACGTTAACGAGATTCCAGAAACAGATTACACAACAGACATCAGCTTAACTCTTACTGGGGGTATCTTAAGCTAATGGCACGTTACGGAATTGATTATTACGGATTAAGTTACTACGGATCTTCCGCAGCCGTTAGTTACTTAGCGGGTTCGTTTACAGCTCAGTCTATTGACCATGGGTATATACAAATTAGATGGTCTTCACCAAGTGGTAGGTGGTCAAACCTACGTATTGTAAGAAACAGTTATGGTTACCCTGTAAACGCTTGGGATGGCGACATAATCGTTGATT